CAGTCAATTATTTCTTCATTCCACGAATACATCAGCCCGTCGTCTGGGTAAGGCACTGGCGCTTCCCATTGTGCGGTTTCCTCGACTAGCAGCCAAGACTCGTAAGGCTTAGGTGAGATAAATGCGTCACGCTCTGCGTCGTAAGTAAACCCTATACCTGCATAGTTCTTGCGAATGTTGCCGTTGTAAGAAGTACGAACGCATACCTGACCTCGGAACTCACCATAGTAAGCTTCCCAATCTGAAATGCCGTCAACGACTTCATCTTCATTGCGCCCAACGATTACCTCGGTTACAATGTTGTTTTCGTCTAAAAATGCGTAATGAGCCATGTCTTCAGTTTACCTTTCCTAAGCGAAACTAATTGTATCTGTGCCAGCGGTAAATGTTGTTACTTTGAATCCACCTGCTGCTGCCGGAGTAGTTCCGGTTAGCCCTGCTCCAATAGTAATTGTGTAAGTGTCTGGGTATTTGATAATTACGACACCTGAACCGCCGTTGCCGCCTGCTTGGACGTTATTTCCGGAGCCACCGCCACCTCCCCCGGTGTTTACTGTTCCCGCAAAGCCCGCCTGCGAAACGCCACCCCCGGCACCGCCGCCTGCGCTTGCGCTTCCAGCAGTTGCTCCGCCAGTAGTACGCCCGCCGCCGCCGCCGCCTGCGCGTGCTACCGAGGTTCCGTTAATTGAAGAAGAAGTGCCGCCGCCACCGTTTCCAGATTCGCTTGTTGTACCAGTTGCTCCGACAGCATTTGAACCGCCGCCGCCGCCTGCTCCGTAATTTGCCGCGCCTTCGGAGTTACCTCCTGCATACCCTTGATTTGTGGTTCCTGCTGCACCGTTTACACTAGAACCACGCCAACCACCCTGCCCGCCGCCTGAGCCGCCCGACGCTGAATTTTGAAATGGGCTACCCCCGGAACCCCCGCCGCCGCCAGATAAGCTAGTTATAGTTGAAAATACAGCATTAGCCCCGTTTGCGCCTTTAGTTTGGTTGCCGCCCCCAGCCCCGCCTGCGCCTATTGTCACGGTATAGTTTGTAGACCCTGCTAATGTAAGAGAAGATTCGGCGCTTGCGCCACCTCCCGAAGTCCCTGCGCTAGTCCTGTAACCACCCGCACCGCCGCCGCCGCCTGCTCCGTCAGTAACAATAGTGCCGCCGCCGCCTGCTCCACCTGCAATAACTAAATAATTTACAACTAATGGAACTAGGTTTGCGTAGAACTGTTTCCAAGCACCACCGATTTTTGTATGGCCTTCTGTAATTTCTTTCCAAGTGCCGCCAACTTTTGCGTGTATTGTAGCGACATCTTTCCAAGCGCCACCGATTTTTGTATGAGCAGTCATCTACGCCTCGTAGACTAGCCAGACATCCCCGTCTGAACCGCCCGATGGTGCTGAGGTTGAGAGCGTGATGTTCCTGACTACATTAGAACCGGTTGCGGCAGTAGTAACAGCGCCGTTTGTTTCCAAAACTCGTACATCGAGCTGGGTTTGAATGTCTGAAGTTACACCGTCTACATAGTTCAGCTCTGCTGTTGTTGCGGTCACGCCGTCAAGAATGTTCAGCTCTGCTGCATCTGCCGTTACACCGTCTAGGATGTTTAGCTCGGCTGCAGTTGAGGTAATGTCGCTTATTTGAGAAGTCGGAATTGTCACCGCGCTTAGATCAACGTTCAGAGTTACGTCGCCAGTTGTGCCGCCACCGGTCAGGGCCGTTCCAGCTGTGACCGCCGTAATGTCACCGTCAGAAGCCGCTGCAACCCACGCAGAGCCGTTGTAGAAGAACAGGGCAGAACTATCCTCTAGATAGCTAACCATGCCCTCAGCGACGCTTGTGCTTAGTGCTGTGCTTCTAGCGGCTGCATCGGCGAATACCATAACAACCTGGTCTTGCAGATAAGTTTGGAACTCATCAGCGTCTACGACTTCAGCGATGGCCCATTCTTTCCAGCCGGTCATGTAATCTCCTAGTAACTCAGTGCGTTGCCACTTGTAAGTCTACCAAAGATGACATCTGACAGAGTAAAGAAGTTGTACTCGGTTGATGCCAGCCCTAGCGTTACGGTGTGGCTTAGCGGCGTGACTGTTTGTGAAATTCTAATTACCTTAGCGAACCTGTCAATTGCAGGTGGAACGTTATTGGGCGTAAACAACAGGCGAATAAAATCAGTGACTTCTAGATTGAGTATCTGCGTTTGGACTGCATTGCTTAGGTCTGTGATGTTTATGTCAATCGCTTCAAATCGGTATTCGGGCTGAGCGTATCCGGAGACTAGATAGGTTGCTAGGTTGTCGGCACTTGTGTCGTTGTCTAGCGGAAGTCCTGAAAGTGAGAAAGATGAAATGCCAAAGTCCTCTTGCGACTTTAGATTGACCGCAGTTTCAGTGCCGCCGTTGAGTCGGCTGACGCTTACCTCGTTGTATAGCAGTTCTGATCCGTAGACGACAGCGAGGTTCTGATACGGAATGCCAGTACCATCATCGGCAAACAACAACGGGGTTGCGGGTGCAGACTCGTATCGGTCTTTGAATGTTGCAATGCCTTGTCTGTTTATGTAGAAGTCACCTGGCTCGGAGTCGGCAATTGTATTTAGGTAACTAAGCGCGTTAGTCCCTTCGGAAATTACGTCAGCTTGTAAAGACTGCAAGCCAGTTTCTAGGTCGGTTCTATTGTTCGGCCACTGCATTCCAGCGTTACCCAGTATTGCCGCGATGCGCTCACCTGTGAACTGTGCTGTGTTGGTTACAGCGGAAAGCGACTGGTTAGCCATTTGGCTCATTTCGTCAGACGCTTTTATTATGGCTATTGAATTGCCCTCTGGCTGATACTGCAAGTCCCAGTCGTCAATAACACCCTGATACTGAACGATGCTATTTGAGGTAATTCTTATTTCACGCTTGGGAAGTATCTGCCCTGCGTATGGGCTTGCAGAGTAAAGCGGGTCATAGCTTCGAAGGTTATTATCTAGTTGTATGTTGGCCTTGCCCGATTGGTATTTATCAAGCTGACGTGACTTGCCTCGGCTGATTGAATAGACCAAAACATCAGGGGTTACGTCTTGATAAATAGCTCCACCAAGTATCGTTTGGGCAGCGTCTAGGATTCCATAAAAAGCGTCGTCTAGTTTTGCAAACTCAGCATCGGGTTGCCCGGATAGGTCAAAGCCGATTTCTACTTTGTTAGTCGCCACTATGCCCTCGCAAAGACGCGACCTGATCCGCGCTCGTATCTAACAATTTCTTCAACTATCTTTCGCCCGATGTCTGTACCGTCTGCACCCATGCCAGCGTTGATTGTTATGTTGATGCCCTTGCCTGAACTGTTTACGAATTGGTTTAGCCTGTCTAGCGGAATAACCGCCTCGGCTTGTCCAGCTTCTCCAATAACTCCCAGCGTGCCACCGGCTCTGGGCATAACGATTCCACCCTCGGCAAATCCATAAGGGTTAAAAGTTTGCGATCTACTGTCTGTTGTGTAGCCACCTATTTGACCCAAGCCTGGCAGCGACTTGCTCTTTACGCTTGTGCCGTTGAACGCTTTGATTACGTCAATGACTCGCTGGAATGTATCGGCGACAATTTGTAGCGCCGTAGAAAGAATGTTTAGGCCAACAATAATTGCGCCAGCGGTTAGGTCTAGCAGGAACTGAACGATTGGGGATTTTAGTATTGCGCCAATGGTTTCTGCAATCACTCCAAACGACTTACCTATGCTTCCAAGGGCTGACAAAAAGTTCTCGTTAGTAACAAGCTTTATTATGGTCGCCAAAATGGTCTTGGCTAGAACTGTCAAGAACTCAAGCACCTGCCCAACTGGTTCTCGCAAGTCCTCAAACAAACGGTTCAAATCTGGTAGAGCTGCTTGGATAAGCGGAGCTAGTTCTTTTGACACGTCTGCAAGTATTGACTCAATCTTTTCAAACAGCGCAAGCATAACCGGAGCAGCTTGGTCAATGATTGGGCCGAACCTGTTTAGTAGGTCTAGCAACTTTGGAGCTAGTGCGCTACCGATTTGGATTGCGACATCTTCAAGCCTTGACTTCATCAAGTCCATTTGAGCGTTGAAGGTTTGTAGTTGCTTTTGCGATACCTCGTCAACTGTTCCGCCGGCAGTTCGCAGCTTGCTTTCGTATTCGGTAAGCGCTTCGCTGTTACCAACCAACGCCAAAATACCCTGGCGCGATTGTTTGCTAAACCCTAGGTTTGAAAGCTCTGCAAGTTTCTGCTCGGTGCTTAGTCCATCAAAGGCA